ATGCTAACAGAAATTATTAAAGAATTACGCAATAAGATTGCGGATCAAGAAGAAACAAGAAGTAAGAAAGCGGAAGAAACTCGCTCAATTCTTGAAAATAAGGAATCTACAGACGAAGAAATTGCTTCCGCTAATAAGGCTGCAAGTGAAGTTCGTAAAATGGACGACCAAATCAAAGCTGACAAAGAAAAGCTTAGAAATTATGAAGCCACTGCTAAGACTCCCAACAATCACAAAGAACCAGAAGGTAGAAAACTTAGTGCAGAAGATGAAGAAAAACGTTCGTTGAATGATTTCTTGCATTCTAAGGGTGAAGTTCGTGATGGTATCACAAGCCCTAATGTCGGTGTAACAATTCCAGAATCAATTGTTTATAGTCCTGAAAATGAAGTTAAATCAGCAACTGACTTATCTCAATTGGTTCAACACTTTACAGCTACAACAGCTAGTGGTGAATATCCAATTTTGAAACGTGCAACAGCAACACTAAATACTGTTGAAGAATTGGAAAAGAATCCTGAACTAGCAAAGCCTGATTTTGAAAAGATTTCATGGAAGATTAATACATATCGTGGTGCCATTCCTATTTCAAACGAAGCTATTCAAGATTCAGCCATTGATTTAACTGGATTAGTATCTAGAAATGCTCAAGAGCAAAAGATTAATACAACTAACGTTGCTATTTCAACAATTCTTAAATCATTCACAGCCAAAACAGTAGCTGGTGAGTCTGTAGACGATATTAAACATATTCTCAATGTTGACCTTGATCCTGCTTATAACAAGGTAATCGTTGCATCACAAAGTTTCTATAACTACCTAGACACTCTAAAGGACAAGAACGGTCAATACTTACTACATCAACCAATTGTTGATGGTTCACCAGTTACATTGCTAGGTGTTCCCGTGACTGTAGTTGAAGATACTGCCTTGGGTCAAGATGGAGAAGCTCATGCATGGATTGGTGATTTGAAACGTGCTGTTGTTATGGCTGACAGATTGGATATTCAAGTACGTTGGGTAGACAACGATATTTACGGTCAATATCTACAAGCAGTTACACGTTTCTGCGTTGTAAAAGCTGATGAAAACGCTGGTTACTTCTTAACACAAGGTGCAGCCCCAAAAGCGTAATGGGCGTAAGCTTGGATAATTCTTCTTTGGCATTAAAAGTCGGTGACACAGCCACTCTAAAGGCTACAATCACACCTGAAAATGCTGACAATTTGAATTATTCGTTTGCTACGTCCAACGATAAGGTTGCGACAGTTACGCCTAAAGTTGGAAAGGTAACAGCCGTTGCTGCTGGTACTGCTACTATTACGGTAACAACCGAAGATGGTTCAAAGACGGCTTCATGTGAAGTCACAGTAACTGCAGCACAAAGCGAAGCTCCAAAAGCTCCAGAAGCACCAACAGATGTGACATCAACAGCTACTAAAGATGGAGCAACAATTACAGCTAAGTAGCTAACAAATGATGGTACAGATTTATCCACAAATATAAAAATATAAAAGGAGGTATAAATTTTTGACAGATCGTTCAAAAGATATTGAAGTAGTTTATTTTAAAGCGGGGAACAAAGTCGCTGAAGGTAAAGTCGGTACAGGTAGTGCTGCTGTTACAGGATTAGCACCAGGTACAGTAGTTGCTGATGGTGACTATAAAGTTACTTTTAAGGACTCAGTTACAGGCCTCGAGTCAACAAAGGTTGATGTAAAGGGTTGGACAGTTCTAGCACCAGCACCAAGTCAACCAGCACAGGCACCAAGTGCTGTCGAGGAGAACTTGTTATTGAAAGCAGATACACCATTTAGTATGACAGGTAATAACACAGCTAACCAATACCAACAAATGTACGCGTTAAGCAGAAGACTAGAAAAAGGCACTAAAGTAACTTTAAACTTTGATGCTGTTTCTACTGCTCCTACGAAATTTATTGTCCAAACTGATGGCACAGATGGTGGAACTTGGACTAATTTTATTGCTGATACTGCCGATACTAAAAAGAAACATTATGAGGCAACCGTCACACTTGATGACTTTTCAGAGAAGGGTATTAACTTACGTTTGGACAATATTCCTTCAACATCAACTGTTACAATTTCAAACATGAAACTAGAGTTAGGTTCACATGCAACTGCATAGAGGAGGTTAGTTAATGTCTGAAGACACAAAACTTCTAACCGACCAGCAATTCAAAACTCTTAAGTTGTATTGCAAGATTGACCAGGACTTTGACGATGATGTTTTAAATGAACTTATCGAGTCCGCTGCTAGTGAAATTTCTCATGCTATTTCTGCAACTAAAAAGCCCAGTGATTATATTTCTGATCACAGGTTTTTTGTCGCTCTAATGAAATATGTAGAAGAAGATTACTACTACAGAGGAAATGGTTCGGAAGTTATGAGATTTCCACTTCAAAACACAACAATCAATAATGTGATTAACCAATTGCGTAGTGAGGAGGTAGATTTCGATGAGACTAACACACATGACTGAGCGAATTGAATTCCTTAGCAATAAAGAAGTTCAAAACGAGGACGGTGTAATGGTTCCAGGTACAGATACACCAATATTTAGCTGTTGGGCAGAAGTTCTTAACACACCAATCCGTGAGTTTAAAGACGCCACGACTAAAGTTGGTAATCGCAAGGAATCACCTAACTTCGCTATAAAATTTGAGCCACAAAGATTGATTGACTCAACTTGGAAAGTTCGCTGGCGTGGGTCTGTTTATGAAATTACAGGTATCGATGAAGATTTCGACAAACGAGACCTTACAAAGCTTGAATGTAAGGCGGTGAATGCTAAATGAGCGTAACAGGCGTGGAAGAATTACTTCACAACGTTCAAGTTTTGCAATCTGGATATGATCGTAAAGCACGTAAGGCAGTTCGCGAGGGTGGTGAATATTTCGGTGAAACATTAGCCGAGGATACTCCTGTTAGTACGGAAGACCATTCAGGCAAAGGTCCATTAAGAGACCATATGAAGGTTGGAAGTGTGTCACTAAAGACTGGTGAGTATGAAGTCCCAGTTGGTTATGACAACGTTAAAGGTCGAATTGCTCACTTTCCTAATAGTGGAACGTCTAAGCAAGACCCACAGCATTTCATCGAGAAAACTCAAGAAAAAACTAGAGATGGCGTGCTTGATATTTTCGTCAAGAACTTAAAGGTCGGTGATTAATTTGAACGAATATGACATTTTCAAAATGTTCGATTCAAACACCGACATTCAAGATTATATGAACGGAATTCGTGGGAGCAAAATAGACCTACCACAGATTTATGTAGGAACACCACAAGAAAGTTTTATCCAAAATTCTAACGCCCCGTGGATTCGTATTACTGCAATTCCAGGCGATGAAGCTTTATATGCTGACAATCGAAGAGCTATTGAATATCCACGCTATCAAATCGATTTCTGGATATTGCGATACAAAACTAAAGAGTTAATTAAGTTAGAACAAATGATTTACGAAAATATGTATAACCACGGGTATGAGCGTTATTACAAAAATCATACGCGCGATGTTGACATGACGGACCTACAAATGGTCCAAGGAAACTTTGAATATCAAGGCTTTAGTCCAAACGAGGACTAAGGCCTTTTTTAATACAAAAAATAAGGAGATTTATTAAATGGGAAAAGCAAAATTTGGTGCATCTAACTTCTATTATGGAGTTGTAGAAAATGATTTGGTGGCTGACGGACCTAAGAAAATGCCAGGACTAACCGAAGCCAAAATGGATTTGAAAAATGAAATGAAGGGTATTGCGGCTGATGATGGTCCATATGTAACTCTTTCTGGTGGTATTTCAGAAGCTACTTTGAATATTAAGCTATTAGATATCGCTTCCGAAGCAAGAAAAGATTTCTTTGGAATTGAAGTTAAGAATGGTGTTGAACTCTACAACAAGAACCTAAAGCCTAATGACATTGCAATCATGTTTGACACCAAAATGGATGACGGTACAAAGATTCACGTAGCAATGCTTAAGGGGAAATTCTCACTACCCGGTGTTGATACTAAGACCGTAGACGGTACTCCTGATCCAAGCAATGACGAAACTACAGGTACATTTGCTCCTCGTGGAGATTCAGAAGATGGAATGATGGTTGCAATTGGTCGTGAAGACAATGCTGGCTTTGACTTAGAAAAGTTTAAGAGATTCGTATTTCCTAAGACAGCAGACGACTACAATGCTTTAGATACACCACAAGCACCACAAGCACCACAAGATGTTAAGCCAGTGCCAACGACTAACGGCGCAGATATATCATCAAAATAAAAAATTAGAAAAGGAGACATTTAATTATGGCAGATCGCTCAAAAGATATTGAAGTGATTTATTTTAAGGCAGGAAACAAAGTCGGTGAAAGTAAAGTCGGTGAAGCTAGTGCTGCTGTTACAGGATTAGCACCAGGTACAGTAGTTGCTGATGGTGACTATAAAGTCACTTTTAAGGATTCAGTTACAGGTCTCGAATCAGCAAAAGTTGATGTGAAAGGCTGGACAGTTCTAACACCAGCGCCTGAAGCACCAACAGACGTAACATCCACAGCTACTAATGACGGAGCGGTAATTACAGCTAAGTAGCCAATAAGAGCATACTCCCTCTCTGGTAGCGGCGGTGGACGGAATTAAATTTATAGGAGAAATATATATATGGCTTATGAAGTTAAATTAACGATCAAGGGCGAAGAAATTCCTTTTAAACGTACAGAAACACCATTTTTCAAAGACACCACTCGTGCTTTGATTTTGCAACAGCACCAAGTAAAAATGTGGGGTAAAAAAGATGGTCCTACTGATGAAGATTTAATGAATAATGAAAAGGATGTTGCAAATTTTGCGTCCAGCTTTTTTAATAACCAATTTACGGCAAAAGATTTTATTGACGGAGCGCATTCAGAATCAACGATTGCAATTTCAAAAATTATTGATGAGTGCTTAGGTTCTAGTGATCCTGATGATTCTGATAAAACTAAATCAAAAAAATAACTGAGCAAACATTAAAGGACTCGCTTAATAAAATTGACGAGTTTTACAAATCCATGATGTCACAAGGATATAAGCTAAAAGATGTGGACTACATGACTATGGACGATGTAAAGCGCATAAATCATATATATGAAGAAAAGGAAACCACCATTGATAAGGCGTTTCCTTTTTTGTTTGCTTAAATTTTATAAGAAGGGGGATAAGATATGGCTGGATCATTAGGACATTTAGCAGCAACAGTAAGTTTAAACATTGATCCCTTTAAGCAAAGCTCATCAGCTTTAATGTCCACTATTAGAAATACTAATCAGGCTTTAAAACTGCAAGATAATTACGTGAAGGCTTACGGAAATAGTCTTAACTCAGTGAAATCGCATTATTCGACTCTTTCTCAACAGATGAGTAACTACGATGCCAAGTTGAAGAATCAAGAGGCTACATATTCCAGACTGACTAAACAGACTGCGGAAACATCTGAAGAACAAGCAAAATTAACGGCCAGACAGCAGAATGCCGCTTCCGCTATTAATAGAACTAAAAATTCCATGAATTTGCTTGATGCCGAAATGGGACGAGTAAAGCGTCAAATAGATCAGCAATCAACTGGTTGGTATAAAGCAGGAACAAATTTAAAGAAGTTTGGTTCTGCAGCAACATCAGCTGGTCAAAAAATGAGTTCAATGGGTTCAACTATGACCACGCGTGTTACAGCGCCTATTGTGGCTGGCTTTGGTTATGCCGTTAAGTCCGCTATTGATTTTAATTCTCAAATAAAAAACATTGGCCCATTATTACAAGCCAATGGTGAGAGTGCCGGACAAGTAAGACGTGAAATGACTCAAATGGCTAATGCTTCTAAGAAGTGGTCAGTTCAATACGGTATTTCCACAAAGTCCATTAATACAGGACTTGAAGAGTTGGTAAAGCGTGGATATTCCGCTAAGCAATCACTTGGAGCTATGCCAAGTATTTTGAATGCGGCTAAGGCTTCTGGTGATGATTTCAATACTGTTATGACCGTTTCAACATCAACACTAGAACAATTTGGTTTGAAGTCTAGAACAACAGCCGGGATGTTAAAAAACACTCAACGTGTAACCGATAGTTTAACTTATACAGCGAATGCAACCGCTGCTGGTTTCCAAGATATGGGTGATGCTATGACATATGTTGGTCCTACAGCTCACGCAGCTGGAATCAGTTTGGAAGAAACTGCTGCAGCGATTGGTTTAATGAGTAATCAAGGTATTGAAGGGTTAACGAGAATAATAAAAATCCTGCTCTCACTGGCCCGCTTAGAGAGTAATCTCTTTGAAAAAGAACTAATTCAATTCGGTTAACACTAAAATTATATATAATCACGTCAAGACCGAGCCAAGCCGTGTAGGAAACTCACGGAAGGTGTAACGACTAGATAAATTATCCTAAGCAAACACTACTATATAAATAATAGTGTTTTTTTGTATGGAAAAATATCCACGAAGAGTTAGCTCCAATTTTTATATTGGACGAAAATATAGTCTGAACATTATGGAAACATAATGAAGTACGAGATAAAGAACTCGTACGATAACACATTGCAGTCGCAGGTACAGCTTTACGTTCAGCATTAACAAGGTTGATGAAGCCATCGAAACAAAATGCAGCTGGTTTCAAGGAATTAGGTATTAACGTTGCTGATTTTAAGAAAGGCACGTTAACATTACCAGAGATTCTTAACAAAATTAAGACGAATACGGCTGGTTGGACAAAAGAACAGCGTGCAGCAGCTATTGCTACTGCATTCGGTACAGAAGCACAAGCTGGTATGAATGCGTTGGTATCACAAGGTGGAGACGCCTTAACAGATCTAACTAGCAAGACAGAAAAAGCAACAGGTTCTACTAAGAAAATTGCTGATACAATGAATAGCACCAAAGCCGCACAAATTGCAAAATTTAAGGAATCATTGCATGTTTTAGCAATTACGATTGGTGATAAATTAACACCAACACTTATGCCACTAGTTAAAGATGCAACTCAAGTTGTTAAATCATTTGGTAAATTAGATGCATCTACACAACGGACAATTGTTAAAACGGCTGCGTTAGCTGCAGCAGTTGGACCATTGTTGTCTATTTTAGGTGGGGCATCACGTGGATTAGGCGCATTAGGAACAGCATTCAGCCTTCCGGTATTAGGAATTAGCCGAATGGTTGGAGCTTCCAAACAAGGTGCCACAGGCTTAGGATTATTAAAAGCTGGCTTCAGTAAGACTGCTTATGAAAGTGGAAACTTTGCTACTAAAGCGGCTAAAACATCGGAATCCGTTGTAGATGCCGGTTCAAAAGTTGCAAGCACAGCCAATACGTTTACAACGTTTGGATCAAAGGCAGCAACCGCTGGTACTGCCATGCTTACTTTTGCAAGTGCCAATCCTGTTGCCGCAGTCGCTATTGTTGCTACTGCAGCCGCTCTCACATATGGAGCAGTTCAATTAGTAAAATATGGTAAAAGTGCTTATGATTCACAACAACGAATCAATCGCTGGGGATCAGATGTTGGTGCTAGTGCCGATAAATCACTATCAAAGATGCAAGGATTTAACCAAAAGTCTAGTTCTGCGTTACATGATTTTGATTCTAATGCCACTAAGAGTGCTGATTCTATTGGCAAGTCATTTAAAGGTATGAGTGATACTATTGGAGATTCAGCCGATAAGGCCAATAAGAAGTTAAAAGATGGCCTAAAAAATCTGCCGGATGATGTTGCCAATATTGTTAAATCCGCTGCCGCTAAACAGGAATCTGCTAATAACAAAATCAAAAGTAACGCTAAACAAACAGCAGATAACGTAAACGAGATTGTTAAAAACGCTGCAAACAAGCATCGTAGTTTAACAGATGACGAGAACCAATATATTCTCAATTCCAGAAAGAAAATGAATAATGATGAAGTACAGCTGATTGGACTTTCTGGAAAGAAAAAGATACAAGTTGAAAAAGCCTTAAATTCAAGTATGCGTTCTATGAGTATAAACGAGGCTGCTAAAAATTATGATTTACTTAGTGAATCAATTAAAAAGCAGAATGGCGTTTATAAAAAAGGTCAATCACAGCTAAAGGCTTTACGCAAAGGCGGTTTTCTGACTGAAAAAGCATATAATACCGCAATGGCAAAATTAAGCAAAGAGCATACCAACGACATCATGAACGAAGGCAAAAAAATGATTGAGTACGGTAAGAAAGCTCATCTTGTTCAAGGCGGTGTCTCTGATGATTTGAAAAGAATTGGATTATCATATGACGAAGTAGCAAAGCATACTGACAAATCAGCTCAAAATATGTCTACGGCAAATTCTCATATTGCTGACACAGCTTCGAAAATGGGAACAGTTGCTCGTAAGGCTGGTAAGGATTGGAACTCTATGGTTCTTAATCCTAAAACCGGAAAGATTAAGACTAATGCTCAACAAACCATTAGTGATACAGCTAAGACCAAACAAGGATGGGCGCGGCTTGAATTTGATTTGAAGCATGCAAAAATTAGTAGTAATGCTAAGTCAATGATTGGTGAAGCGGCTGTACAATCTGGACGTTGGGATAGCCTTCCTTGGAAAGAAAAGAAGTTAATGCTTCGTGTAAATCAAAAGGGTAAACAAGATTTAGTAGCTGCGGTTAAAGATATTAAGAATTGGAATCAATTAACGCCCAATCAAAAGAATGCAATCATCCATGCTAAGGGTCAAAAAGAATTGGCTTTAGCTATGATCGATGCTGGCGAGTGGAACAATCTACCTATGAAAGATAAGGAAGCACTAGTAAAGACTTCCGGCGAAAAAGATATGATTGATTTGCTTACTAAGACAGGAACGTGGAATAAGCTTAGTTTAACTGCTAAAAAAGCTGTAATTAATGGTAAAGGTAACGCTGAATTAGTTGACCAACTCAATAATCTAGGTCAATGGAATAAATTAACCATGCAACAAAAAGCCCTAGTTATTAATAACAAAGCAACTGCTCCAATTGTGGATGCAATGATAAAGGCTGGAACTTGGAATTCGTTAACTATGCAACAAAAGAATGCAGTTATTAATGATAAAGCAACCGCCAAAGTCGTTCAAGCACTACAAAAGGCAGGAGTTTGGAATAGTCTCGATTTGAAAACACAAAATGCAATTGTTAATGACGAAGCAACCGGCAAAATTATTAATGCATTAGCTGTAACTGGCAAGTGGCAAGGATTAGATATTGGCGCGAAGAATGCAATTGTTAATGATGATGCCAGCGCTCCTATTATTGCTGCATTAGTTCAATCTGGGCAATGGAATGGATTACCACTATCTGAAAAGAATGCGATTATCCATACTGGTAATTCAGCTATGGATTTAGCTAACTTAGTTATTTCATATGGTAATTTTAATGCTTTATCCGATGCTCAAAAAACTTTAATTGTTAATAATCAATCAGCCATGACAGCTTTAAGAGAAGCTGGATATGGATTACAGAGTTATAATTTAAGCCCCGCTCAAATCAAGCAATTAAGAGCCGAAAATAGAGATGTGATTTCTAAGACTAAAGTCGGTCAAACTGCTGTCGTTCATTTTAATGGCCAATCTGTTGAAATTAAAAAAATGAATGGTAACAATGTTGATGTTTTAGGCAAAATTACTACAGCTAAAAACGCACTGAATCAGCACAATGCAAAACATGTTAATACTAAGAACTTAAAAGGTAATGCTTCAGATGTGGTTAATAAAGTAAATACCGGTAAAAGATCGCTTGGTCAATTTAACGCAACACATCCGATTCCAAAAACGCTGCTAGCAAGCGATCATGCTTCCGGACCCGCTAGAACAGCTAAACGAGGAGTAGATGCGTTTCCTATAGGAACAAAAGTTATGAACCTGGTTACAAACTCTATTCATAATTTCTTTTCCAATTTTGGGAAGACGAAGAAAGAAAAAGGTGACAATGATTTTACAGAAGGTACTGCTATGGTTAATGACCAACGCGGGCCTATATTCCGTGAAATGATTAGATTACCTAACGGTGATACATTTGTACCTCAAGGTCGAAATGTGATCATGGCATTGCCTAGACATACACAAATCATTCCGGCTAGACAAACTAATAAATTACTTGGAGGCATTCCGCAGTTCGCAAATGGTACTCCAGGGTATTCACGAGTAATTAAGCAGTTTACTGATCTAAGCCCCAACTTGTTACAAGCTGGTGACACTGTGACTACTAATAACAGCCGTGGAGATAGCATCACTAACGCGCAACAATTTCATATCAATGTGACGGTCAATACCAAGTCCAATGATGGAGAAAATATTGGCCGTTTAGTTTCTGAACAAATTGAGCGTCAATTCAGACAGCAATTTAATAATCAATCTGATGCATTTGGAGGTGGATCAATAGCGTAATGAAAAAAGGAGACTTTTTAATAAACGGAAAAACAGGGATGTTAGAATTAAATTCTTTTCTTGAATCCTATCCAACCATCACAATTCCAAAACGAAAGAAAACTTTTCAAGCAATAGAGGGTGCAAGCTCTCAAGCAATTTTAGATGAAAATGCTTATGATAATCGTGAGATCAACTTGAGTATAATCGTCCGTGCAAATAATGAACTCGACCGTACAATGCGCGTTTCAGCACTGGTTTCAGCATTCGATTCAGCTAATTATATTGATTTTACATACTATGGAGAACCTAATTTTACTTATAAAATAACTAATGCAGATGTGATTTCACAGGTAAGATTATCACGTATTTCATATTGGACACAGCTAACTTTGAAGCTATCTGCTCAAGCATTTAAATATTATGTTCCCGAAAGTTCATTTGACGTTAATGGAACGATTGAATTATTTAATCGATTTGAATATGAATCAAGTCCATTGATTATAATGACAGGCAATTCGGTAACGATTAATAATGAAACTTTTAATTATAACAATTCAGGATCAACTATAAAAATTGATTGTGACGAAGAGCAACAAGATGTTTTCGATGATTCTGGGGTAATTGAAAATGCCTATGATATTACACAGAAATTTCCAAAATTAAGAAGTGGTAACAATACCATTTCTTTTACAAGTGGAAAAATATATCCACGATGGAGGACAATTTAAATGAAACCAATGCTATTGAATTCGATTGACGATTATCCAAAATCTGGATTAGGTCGAATTACTACCGCAACGAATCAAGATGTACATGAAGTTTTAAATGGAGATTACACATTTTCATTTGAAATGCTTGTAACTGATAAGCTTTTTAGTAAATTGAAAGAAGAAATGATAGTTGCAACGTCTGTATCCACAATGGATACGGACTTTTTCTATGTCAAAAATATATCAACTAAAAATCCCGGTACTGTGAGTGTTACATGTAATCACGTCACAATGCTTACTAATGAAAATTACGTTCGCGGGAAACTAAGTATTGATGGCAAGTCCGCAAAAGCTGTATTAAATGAGATGGTCAATAGACTTGACCTACCAGGTCAAAAATTCAGTTATTCAACCGACATTGATAAAACCATTGGTAAGACAGACATTGTCTATACTAATTACAATCCTGGTCAAATTTTAGTTGGTGAGAATAACTCACTTGTCAGTGTTTTGGACGCTCGTTTAGTTCGTAAAGGTATGAGCTTAAAACTCACAAGCAAGAATACAGGTCGTTATATAGATTTGAGACACGGTAAGAACATCGCTGGTGTCCAGATTGATAGCAACATTGATAACTTGGTAACTTCAATTGTTCCTTACTACACAGTAAAGGCTGTAGAAGTTAAGGACGATAAAAAGGTAACAAACACTGACGGTTGGACATTTAGAAAAGTTAATCAAGGCGGAACGGTTACAATTGGCGATAACAACGCTATCGTTTACGACGATAAAAATGTAGCCGATGCATCTCGTAGCTTAGCTGCTAAAACTGACTGGACAACGGATATTCAACGTACAAAAGGTGACGTAGTTCAATATCGTGTCGCTACTAATATGTGGGTAGATTCTAAAGCCGTCACTTTTAACGGTGAGTTGGGAGATGTTATTGATTTTCAATCACCAACGAATGCCAATGATTGGACTGTTAAGGAGATTACTGACGGTGTCGTAACAATTGGCAATCACAGAGCTAAGATTTATTCAGATGCAAATACTGTTGATGATAGTAGATTGGTTGAAGTTGGAAGTTCCTGGTACACAGACAAGCAACGTACAAAAGACGGAATGGTCGAATATAGAATTGCTACCAATCAGTGGGTCAATGCTAATGATGTTGATTTCAAAGGAAAACTTAGTTCTAGCGCTGACAACGGTCAAGGCTCGGTTAATACAGATGGCTGGACAATTAAGCGAATCAATTCAGGCGGGGTAGTTACTGTTACGTCAAGCTTTGGAACAATTTACGATGATAACAACACTAGCCAAAGCCGTGGCTTAGGGAAAGATAGCCAGTGGTCAACTGATCAAGTTAGAACTAAAGGCGGAACTACTCAATATAGAGTAGCTACAAACATGTGGATTGGTTCTGGTGATGTAAGTTTCAATGGAACAGTTGGAAGTGTCATTTCTGGTTCAACTGCAAGTCCTAGAATGATGATGGCTAGAATGGTTGTATCGCAAAACCTATCAGGATGGACAATTAAACGTGCATCAGGAACGTTTGCCGTTAATTCAAATGGAACAATATACAATGATGAAGGTTCTGTAACTACTAATAGAATGTTAGCGGCTAATTCAAAGTGGGCTACGGATAGAGTTAGAAGTAATGGTTCAGACACTCAATATAGAGTAGCAACTGATATGTGGGTTTCAATTTCTGGAAATTCCTTTGATGGCAAGACGTATGAAGTTATTTCAGAACCCAAAGCAAGTGGAACTAATACATCAGGTTGGACTATCAAGTCTGCTACGGGTAGTGTCAAAATCGTTGATTCAATGGGCTTAGTTTACGATGATAACAACGTATTAGATAGCGGGCGTGGTCTTGCCATTAATTCACAATGGGCTATCGATAAGGAACGCGAGAAAAATGGCTTAATTCAATATGAAATTGCCACGAACATGTGGGTCAACGCAACTAATGTTAGTTTAAACGGTTCAATTGGTGGAGTTATTTCAAAGCCTGTTGACCCAGGGCCGGTTGATGGCTGGATAGTAAGAGAAGTTAAAAATGGAGTCGTTACTGTAGGTGATACGGTAGCAACTATTTATTTGGATTCAAACGATAAAGTAACTAACCGAGAACTAGCACCTCATACACCTTGGGTAACCGATAGACAGCGACACAAGGACAATATTTATGAATATAGAGTAGCCACTAATATGTGGGTACTTTCATCAGATGTAAGTTTCAAAGGTGAACTTGGGAAAGTTATATCTGGTACAGAAGAAGCTAGTAAAGCAGTATCTATTCCTGAACATTTGCAATATGGTCCGGAAGTTTATAGTCCACTTTTTAACACTTACAAACTTCCACACAGAAAGTATGTTGACTATTCAAGCAGAGTTGAAAACATTCCAGATTTGATAGATGTAAGTAGTAAATATTTTATTGAAAATCCAGACATTGATAAGCCAGCCTACACAATTAACATCACAGTTGCTAATGCTAATCAAAAACGTGTAGTCAATGCACAAATTGGTGATATAGCACGTATCTATGATCCAAAATATGGAATAACTTCTGATGAAACAATCGTAGAACGTCACTTTGACCCTGATTTAAACGTTAACAAGTCTTTGAAAGCCGGCAAGATTCAACAGACTATCTTTAGATACTTGGATAAACGTATTAAAGATGCTAGTCAAAAGACTGATGAAGTTAAATCACAGACAACCAATGACATCAGCAATGTGGAAGATAATGTAGCGGCTATTAATAATGACGTTTCAGATATCAAAGACGATGCAATCGCTAATAAAGATGAAACTAACCAGAAGTTAGATGAATCTGAACAAAGGGCACAAGATCAAATTAACAATGTTAAAAATACGGTATCTAAAACACAATCTGATATGACCAATTTCATGAATAGTGGTGGGAATAATAAAATTCGTTGGATTCCTACTTTAGCAGAAGCCACACAAATGGAAATTACAACTCCATATGGTTACTGGTTATTAGACGATCATGGAGCAGGTTTTCATAGCAATAATGGAAAGGTTATGACAGGCTTATCGGCTGACGGTCGTGTATACGCAGACTCAATAACTGGTAATACTTTGACAGGTACTAATATCACTGGTGGAACGATAACTGGAGGCGTAATTAAAGGTGCTCAAATATTCAGTAGCTCTTTAAGAACCGATTCGAGTATCCAAGTTTTGAATAGCTCGGGTGCGGTTTCAACCTCAATTGCTAGTTATGGGATTTCCACGCCTTCGTTGACTGTTAATCAGCTAGATGGTGTCAATATGATTAATACTCATAATATGACAGTTTCCAATACTGCTAATATTCAGTATTTGCATGTTATGGGAAATATTGTTGGCAATGGAAGTGGATTATATTTAGGCGGTCCAGTGTATGTAGATGGGAGACGAATTTAATTGAAAAAACTAGATGTAAAAAAAATAACCACAGTCAGTAGTGACGTGGCTATAACTAAATATCAAGCAGAATACGCAAAGGTATTTCAACAGAATATTTTGTTGTCTGCACAAAACGAGAATCAGCAGAACCTTATTGAATATCTTTTTAACAAGGTTCCCGAAGCATTTCCAGATGACTATTTAATTGAGGAGGAAAACAATGACATTAACGAGAACTAAAACAATTTATATCAATGGAACCAGTAAAGACGGCGATCGTATTCTAGGCAATTTTAACGCTAGTTTAAGTGAAAACGGTCAAATGAGTATCAATGAAACTGTCAGCGAGAGTACAAATTTAGATACTGTAGAGGCTGATTTCAACGAGTTCAGAGAACTAGCAAAGAATGAATTGAAGAAGTTTAACGGTCAAGATACATCAGGAGATAAAGAAGTAGTCGCTACCACTTCTGATAATGAAGCAGTTAAGGATAGTGAACCGATGGGTTCTAGCACTAAGATTGACGACAAGCCAGAGACTGATACGCCCGATGAAGCTAAGGTACCAGACGTAAAGGATGGTGAAACTAAACAACCAATTCCAAATGAAGAAACTAAACAGCCTGTTGCAAGTGAAGAGGTTAAGCAACCCGTTTCAGGTGAAGAGATTAAGGAGGCTACAAAATAGATGTCAATATATGAAATGAGTCTTGATTTAAAAAAATCATTACCTATTTATAGTGATCCAATTGTGTTACGTCAAGGTGATACAAACGTTGGAATTTTAGTACATGTTTTTGATAACTCTACTCCTAAAAATTTAGAAAACTTACATATTGAATTCCATGCTGATAAACCAGATGTAACAACGATTGATGATGATGAACAAAGCCATTTTACTATTGGTACTGATAAGGAATCATTTACATATACGGTTCCTGATGAACTAACCGATGCTTCAGGATCAACGACCAACACGTACTTTAAGATTGGCAATGATTCCACCTCCGATTTCTATATCCACATTCTGACTAAATCCGGTATGGAAAAGCTGGAATCTGGCGATTATATTTCTAAAGTCGATAGAATATTTAACCACGTTATGTCGGATTACGCCGCCATCAATGATATTTCTGCAACCGGTAAAGGAACATTTGATACAGCGTTAGCGGACTCTAAAAAAGAAATGAAAGATTTAATGGATAATCTTAACGCTGAATATGTTCAGTTTATTAATTCCAAAACTACAGATTTCAATACGTTTTTAGCTAATTTAGATAGCCAAGCAACAGATGTTAAAGCCAAATACACCGCTTTGAAGGCTCAACTAGACGCTTTAGAGGTTCCTGTTAATGCTGTTGGGACTAACTTACTATTAGGAACTAGCAAAACATTAAATACTGTGACTAATGCAACTGGCTGGAACACTAATCTGCCGGTTTATCAAGCATCTATGAAAAAAGTTGATAGTGATACAACTTATACAGCTAGGGCATGGATATCACCAGCTTCAAATTATATGTGTGTTCAAGTAGTATGGAAAGACGCATCTGGTAACGAACACTTTGGTGGTGGTAATTGGATATCCGCTGGCACATCTGGATACAGCACTTGGACAGGTACCATTCCTGCTGGCAATATTATTGATCGTGTCGCAATAGTTTTTTCTGACCAACAATCAACGGCTTCAAGTGTTTCATACTGTGAAACTAAGTTAGAAAAAGGTTCCATAGCTACTGACTGGTGTCCTAATCCAGCAGAAATTTTAACACAATCGGATTACGCAAAAATAAAAGCAAATCAACCAGATTTATCGGGTTTTCAAAAAGCTAGTGATGTTCAAACGGCCATTACAAATGCTTTGAGCGATGTTAATGCTAAAGTAAAAGAATTGGAAACGAAAATTGATAAACTTAGTTAAGGAAAACAATAAGAAACAGGTGAGGTAGAAAATGAAGTTAGAAACTTATAAAACATTACCGATTAATAGAAGTCCAATTCGATTGCTGAAGCGTGATTATCTTGCCAGAATGGATTTTGACCTAGTAGGTTTTCCATCTGGTAATGCTGTCAAATTCAAAGCATTGTTACCTGATGGACAAGAGTACGAAGACGATGATTCATCACACTTTAGAATTATAGGCAGTCAATTAACATATCGAGTTCCTCGCAGTTTAAGTGAAAGCTCTGGCTCATTAGTCAGTGCTTTTTTTGTTATCAACAATGTGGAGAGTTCAAGATTAATGGTTCATATCACAGAGCCAAACGACACTCGATCTAATGATTATGTTACCCAAATGGATCGTATCATGAATCATGTTTTGTCTGATGCAATTCTAATCGATGAAATTTCAACCAACGGTTCGGAGATTATTGATGCTAAAACCGATGAGCTAATCAAACAGATTACCGATTGAACAAACACCACATTGGAAAAGGTTAATACAACTGTTAGTAGTTCTTTGACATCAATTGCTGATGTCAGAGCCGTAATTGATAAAGAGATTGACGCTGATAAAAATAACTTTACAAGCAAAATGGCTGATGTTCAATCAAGTATTGATAAAGCTAATGATACGATGCAATCTTTGACGAAAACACTTGATGCAACTAAGTCTGAAGTAGGCAAAATTGATGTTTCTCAAGTGCAAAATGATGCTAAGTCCGCTAAAGACGCCGCTAATGCAATTCAAAGCGAATTGGGAAACGTTCCAACTGGCTCAACAGTTATGGATGAAATTGGTAAATCTCAAGTGGTAACTGGTGCGACTGTTAATGGAAAAGATGTTGATATTAGTAATAAAAAATTACAAATCACACTACCTAGTCCAGATCTCAATGGATATGTAAAAACTGAAACATTGGAATCGTACGCTAAGACGGCAGATGTCGATACAAGGCTAGAGGATTATGCAAAAACTTCGGCACTGAGTTCATATGCTAAGACAACAGATGTCGATACGAAGCTAAATGACTACGCAAAAAAAGGCGAAATAGTTACTGAAAACTCTATTGAACTTTGGAAAGGAACCGAAACAGAGTTCAATACTATTACAAGCAAGGATAGCGGAACTGAATACAACGTACTAAACAGTGATGGAACGGTTAAGAATATTTATATTGGAAACAATTCTATTTATTCTGAAAAGATTCCAGCTGGAACTCACTTATACACGAACAAAAATCTGTGGAATGATTCAAAAAAGAATTGGAATATTTCTCAATCTTATAATTCTAGCAGTGGTTCTAATTTCGATAGAAAATTTTCAATAGATGAAATAGAAAATGGCATTTATGTGGGGCTTACGGCCTATATGTTAACGAATAATGATGCTTATCCTACTATGGACATTCCTTTAGAGGGGGATAGATTAAACATTTCAAAAGCAAATATATTGTTTAGTAATATAGATTACTACTATTTTATTTCCAAAGAACGCTTAGCATCTAGCCTTTATCAAACTCAAGATTTAGGTTTTGCATATAGAAGAGAGACTGTTTTTACAACAGATAGACCACACTTACGAGATAAATCTGGATCTTGGCAAATGTCATGTACATGGGAAACTAATGGAAGCGTGGGCTTAAATTTTGCATTCTATGGAAGTAAAAATATGATAAGTGGAATTAATACCAGTCTTTATATGCCAGATGTAAAAAATGGTTATACAACTATTAGTGTAGCTAATTGGGCAATGGTTGATGAAATTATAGCAGTTTAAAGAAAGAAGCGATGTAAATTGAAATATTTGAAAAAGAACCATTCGTTGTTCCTTACGGGAATGGAAACCGTAGCGTTAGGATTAATATTCCTTGGAAACGATAATTTTATTGATAGACCATCAGCAGCCCCAGCATTTATCACCACTGTGGACGATCCACCATTTGCTATAGCATTGATGATTATTGGACTATACGTAATGTTTTCTTGCTTGGGAGTTCTAAAAAAACCGGTAAAAGAGATTATTGTATTTTTACTTCTTTTTGTTTGGACTTTCTACCTGATCATTTTTGCGATTCATGATATTGACGCCCCCGTACTAATGCCAAATTTCACTACAATATTTATCTTGTTTATAGATATTCGAATGCTTTTTGAAGCTTTCTGGAGTGAACCTTAGTGGGGCAAGAAACGATAAGAACCTTGATATCTGCTATTGGCGGGGCGGTAATGACGGGGGTATTTGGTGTATGGCTACAGAGGTTAAAAAATCAGGGGTCTAATGAAAATATTTATGCGGATCATACGAATGATCTTTTTAAACGACTAGATAGAATCACTAACGAAAGAGATGATTTAAAAGAGCAAGTAATTGAGCTGAAAGCACAAGTTCAAAATTTAAATATTGTAATTGATTCATTAAATGAGCAGATGGCAAGCCTTACTGCTCAGCTAAATAAATTTACTAAAAAGGAAGAAGAAAACTAATGCAAATTATTGAAGGATTAAATTTGATTGATGTAGCGCAACTAACTATCATCGCTGTTTTGTGTTATGTCTTAACAAACTCAGTTAAAAATACTAATACCATTGACAGCAAGTGGATGCCTTTTGTGTCAATGGGTCTAGGACTGGTGCTGGCAATTGTAACAGCACTAGTATTTCACGATAAGGAAATTGGAAAAGCAATTATTGCCGGTCTGCTTATTGGTGGTTGGACATCGGGTATGTTTGACGGAGTTCAAGGATTTTTAAATAATGGAGGTAAATAATAAATGAATTTTGATATCGATAATACTTACGAATTAGGAGCTAATGAGGGCTCATCTCAAGTAACAAACAGTAAATACATTGTCCTACACGAAACAACAAATATTGGTGCCGAAGCTAACGCAAGCTACTTCAAAAATAATTGGGCAACAACTCAAACTTATGTCCAATATGTTATGGGCGATGGTGGAAAAATCTACCAAGTTGGTGCTGATGGCTATGAAGCGTGGGGAGCTGGTAGCTATGCTAATGCAAATTCACCAGTACAAATTGAACTTGCTCGCACGACTGATAAAGCTACTTTTAAGAAAGACTATGCCACTTTCGTAAACTTTGCTCGTACTAAAGCTCAACAATACGGTATTCCATGCGAACTAGATGGTTCAGGTAACGGAATTAAGACTCATGAGTGGATTTCAGAAAATATCTGGGGATCACATACTGATCCAGTTCAGAGCTATTTAGAGCCGTTCTGGGGAATTACACAAGAACAACTAGCGCATGATATTGCAGTTGGCATTGAAGATGTAGTAGAGCCTAAGAAGACATTTACAAATGTCAATAATGTTGTAACCACACTCGAGGGCGATGTGAAGGCTTATGCTACTTATAAGCTCGATGGTTCAGCTAACTCTACTACTGATATCGCACCAGGTACAGGGTGGGTTTCTGCCGGCATTGAGATGATTAATGGTGAGCCACAGTATTGCATTGGTAGAGATATTTACATTCCACAATCAATCACAACTTTTAAGGGTGAAGTTTTGATTAATTCTGACATCCCTGTACATGCTGTTAACTTAAAAGGCGAAGTAGTAGGTGCTAACTTGGATGGTGGTTCAGCTTGGAAATATGCAGCGGTTGTTAACGTTCCTAAGGTTGGTTACTGCTACAAGATTGCCACGGATATGTATCTACCACTCAAATACGCTCAAGGTTCGGGATTTAAAGGTTAG